CTTTGAGAAAGGGCACGGTGAACTTGAGCCAGCTATTTGGGTGAGCATCAAGGCAATTCGTGGTCAGGTGTTTAGGATTGAAAGTCTCTTGCCTAACTACGGTGCTCTGTACGATAAGTTACCACTGCATGCGTACGTATGGTACGAAGGTGCTGGTGAGTTACCCATTGACGTACTTCAACTATGGGACTGCATGAGTTATCGCTTCACGATAGTAGAAAAGATTGGGCTACGAAATCTTGGGATAAAGTTTCTTGGCAAAGATAAGCAGTGGCACTTTGGTAGGTACATGTTTACTGTTGACTTCTGTGCCGATGAAATGAGTCTTGACACAACCTTTGTTGAGACCGCCGAGGAACACAAGAGTTTTAACTTTATCCGGTTAGACAACGGACAGTTTGCAACACAACCTAATAACCGATGCTTGTGGTACGACCAAAGCCTTGTGCCTGCAGAAGTTAAGTTTCCTGATTTTCAAGCGGCACGCACTCTTTGGTCTGTTGATGGATCGCGCAAGTGGACTACGAGCGATGATTGGTTTTACTCTGTGGAGGAAAGAGAATGAAATATGCCTTAGTATTGTTTATTCTTGCGTTGCTTATCTATGGCGTAGAAGAGCGAGCAAAGCGTGCCCACAATGAAGGTTTTAAACTTGGCATGCACTACGCCCTAAAGTCTGACCCGCCATCAGAAGAACTAGAGATGCGGTGCGCGGGCTTGTGGGTTGGTAAACAAAACAGAAAAGAATGGGATAAGCACAATGCCCGTTAGCATCGACCCAAAAGATCAAACAGTGTGGAACTACATCGTAGGCCGCAAGACCCCCGTAACAATCAAGCAGGCCATGAAAACTCTGCTGATTAGCGAAACGCACGCAAGACGAGCACTAGACTATTTTGTTTTAAAGGGCTTGGCAGAAATGACCAAACAGGGCGGGGTAAGACTTTATAGGGTGAAAGAATGAACACAGAACTTGTGCAACGATTAGCTAATCCAGTCTACGAAATCGAAGAGGCCCAAGAACTAATGCGTTTAGCAGGTCTTGAGATTGTTAGATTGAATGAACGCCTTACATACCTTAACGAATGTATACATAAATTACGAGACGAAAACGATAGGTTGGCACTTGACTTAGGTATTAAAGACAACCCACAATTAAGGAATCGACATTAGGAGGCCATCATGCCCTATAAAGATAAGTCTGACCGCAACTATAAACAAGAGTATGAAAATTATGATGGTACAGAAAAAGTCAAGAAAAAACGTGCCGAACGAAATCGAGCGCGTCGGATCATGGAGGAAAAAGGAGTGGTTAAAAAAGGTGATGGCAAGGATGTACATCACAAAAAAGCTTTGTCAAAAGGTGGATCTTATAAAGATGGGTTAGCTGCTGTATCGGCATCATCTAACAGATCATTTGACAGAGATTCAAAACAAAAACTAATTTCAGAAGTTAGCCCACGGGAACGAAAGCGTGCAAATAATAAATGATCGTGTTTTGGTGGTAAAGACGAGGTTTCCTAGCCGAATAACAGAAACAATTAAAAAAAGTAAAGTGATACAGAAAGAAGGTGATATTAGTGAAGTAGCAGTTAATTGGGGGTTGCAAGAAGCGCAGACGCTTCGAAAATTAAACATTAAACAAGTACCATCTCCAATTATTAGAGACTACGAGTGGCCGGGGTTATTTAAACCCATGGACCATCAAAAAGAAACTTCGTCGTTTCTCACACTGCATCAGCGTGCCTTTTGCTTTAATGAACAAGGCACGGGTAAAACCGCATCTGCCATTTGGGCTTCAGACTATCTATTAACACAAGGCGTCATTAATAGAGTGTTGATTATTTGCCCCCTGTCTATCATGCAGTCTGCGTGGCAAGCAGACCTTTTTAAATTTGCTGTGCATAGACATGTGGATATTGCATATGGGGACAGGTACAAAAGAGCACAAATCATCAATGGCGGTGCTGACTACGTCGTAATTAATTTTGATGGCGTTGAGATTGTCAAAGATGATATTGAAAATGGTGGGTTTGACTTAATCATTATTGACGAGGCGAATGCGTATAAGAGTGCCCGAACTCAACGATTCAAAGTTATGAAAAGCCTTATCAAACCGACCACATGGGTATGGATGATGACAGGCACACCCGCTGCCCAGTCTCCGTTGGATGCATATGGCTTGGCAAAACTAAATGTTCCCGAGCGTCTGCCGCTTACCTTTGGTGGATTTAGGGACACCGTAATGTATCAGTTGACCCGTTTTAAGTGGGTTCCAAAACCGAAAGCAAACGAAGTTATTCATAACACGTTACAGCCCGCCATACGCTACACAAAAGAAGAATGCTTGGACTTACCAGAGATGCTCTATACATCTCGGTATGTGCCTATGACGGACCAACAATCCAAATACTACAAACAACTAAAAAAAGACATGTTGATTGCCGCTGCAGGCGAAGAAGTGTCGGCAGTTAATGCGGCATCAAGCCTGACTAAATTACTCCAGATTTCTGGTGGCGCAGTTTATACCGATGCCGGTAATGTAATTGAGTTTGATGTATCAAACAGGTTAAAAGTTATTGAGGAAGTGATTGAAGAAGCATCTCATAAGATACTAATATTTGTTCCATTTACGCACACAATCCATCTCCTAAAAGATTATTTGACAAAGCACCAAGTATCATCAGAGATCATCAACGGTGATGTAAGTGTTAACAAACGTACAGATATTTTTAAACGCTTTCAGGAAAACCCTGAGCCGAAAGTGCTGTTGATTCAACCGCAAGCCGCTGCCCATGGTGTAACATTAACGGCTGCAAATGTTGTAATTTGGTACGCACCCGTAACTTCCATTGAGGTCTATCTGCAAGCAAATGCTCGGGTGCATAGGCAAGGACAAAAGAATCCTGTCACTGTAGTACATGTTGAGGGAAGTCCTGTTGAAACTAAGTTGTACAACATGTTGCAAAGCAAACTAGATTTTCACAACAAGATTATTGATTTGTACAAAACCGAAATTAATTCTTGACATAGTACAGTTTTAAGTTACAATAATAAAAAACAACTAACCAAGAGGACTATATGGATTCATCCATAGATAAAATCGTCGCCGTTTACATTAAAATTCGTAACGCCAAAGAAGAACTAACACGCGAGTATGAAGAAAAAGCTGCGCAACTAGATGATGAGATGCGTACACTCAAACAAAAGCTACTCGACATCAGCAAAGAAACAGGCGTTACAAAGTGGGGTACTGAATACGGCACAGCATACCGCACGGTTAAGAATCGTTACTGGACTAACGATTGGGAAAGTTTCTACGGTTTCATGCGTGAGCATGGTGCTATGGAGCTGTTGGAAAAGCGCATACATCAAACAAATATGCGCGAGTTTTTAGAGGATCACCCCGAAGCGCATCCACCGGGGCTTAATGTGGATCAAGAGTATGAAATCACCATTAGGAGAAAATGATGAGCGACATTACGTTGTTTAACCAAAACCTTCCCGACTATCTTAAAGAAGTCGAGCTTGATGATTTAACCAAATCACTGGCAGGCAATACCGCACTTAAGCGTATCTCTGTACGTGGCGGTGTGTTCCGCATGATGGTCAACGGCGAGGAGATTGCTAAAAACGAAAACCGTGCGATGAATGTTGTCATTGTAAACGGTAACCCGCATGTGTCTCGGCAGTTTTATGCTAGTGCTTACGTTGCTGGTGAAGCTTCAGCCCCCGATTGCTGGTCAAATGATGGCATCAAACCCGATGCTAGTATCGAAGCCCCGCAAAATTCTACTTGCGATGGATGCCCACAAAATATTAAGGGGTCTGGTCAGGGCGAAAGCCGCGCTTGCCGGTATCAGCAGCGTCTTGCGGTAGTTCTTGAAGGCGATATCGGTGGCGACGTATTTCAGTTGTCTCTTGCGCCGACTTCAATCTTTGGCCGTGGTGATATAGATAAGATGCCATTCCAACAGTACGCTAAATATGTTGGTTCGCAGGGCAAAAACATTAACACGCTGGTTACTGAAATGCGTTTTGATTCTGACAGCGCTACGCCAAAACTGGTGTTCAAACCTGTTAGGTTCTTAAAACGCGATGAGTGGGAAATTGCAAAAGAAAAAGGCAATAGCCCCGCTGCTAAATCGGCAGTTATCCAAACCCCTGCACAGACAGATGGTGCCAAACCTAAAGCAGTAGCGGCACCTGCCTCGGCAAAAGCTGAACCCGCAGAGCCTACGAAACGGGTTGCTAAGAAAAACGCTGAGCCTGCACCCAAGAAAGACTTTGCAGACGTTTTAAACAGTTGGTCTACCGATGATGAATAATCATGACAGAAGCCCGTGGTTATTCGTCTCGCTTAGTAGAGACTAACAAACACGCATCCACAGCCCACCCTGGCGTTATGCTAGGGAGGCTGTGTATTGCTCAAGACATTCCAGTTGCGGATGCAGCGCAGTTCTTTAATGTCAGCCGTATGACCATTTACAAGTGGTTTAAAGGACAAGAAATGCCACGCAAGAAGCATATTGAGAAAATTGAGGAAGTTGTTGCGAAACTCAAACACAAAGTCCACTTGGGTTAAGAATGGCTACAACAGATCTGTTGTCGGCGGTGCTATCTACAGAGGGATGGTACTGCATCGTCGGCTTGAAAAAGAATGGGCTACCTAGACAAATATTTGTAGCTACACTTCAAGAAGCTGACACAGAAATTGCAACTCTTTTGCAGAAGCAATATGACGTTTACTTTGCCTGTTCTAAATACGAAGCTCACAATACCCGAACAACCGATAACGTAAAAAACATAAAAGCGTTTTGGCTTGATATAGATTGTGGCAAAGATAAGCCATATGAAGATCAAGCCGAGGGTGCCACAGCTCTATTGACGTTTTGTAAAACGCTTGGACTGCCGAAGCCTACGATTGTTAACTCCGGTCGTGGCTTGCATGTTTATTGGCCTCTGATCTCGGCGGTATCAAGATTAGAGTGGAAGCGCGTAGCTGAAAAATTAAAAAAGCTATGCGTAGATCAAGGTCTACAAGCCGATCCCTCACGCACATCAGATGCGGCGTCGATACTGCGAGTGCCTGAGACTCTTAATTTTAAGTCTGATCCACCAGCACAAGTGCAGTTGCAGCATTTGTCGCAGGCCATAGATTTTGAAACTTTTAAGACTTTATTAGGGGTATCTGATACTGACGGTGAAGGCCCTGACTATGCAACTAGTAATTTAAACGAATTAACTCGGGCGCTGATGGGTAATCGGCAGTCACGATTCCAAACAATATGGCTAAAGACAGAGCAAGGCGAAGGCTGCGCACAGATTAAGCACGCTGTAGATAACCAAGATTCTCTTGAAGAACCACTGTGGCGCGGGGCTCTGTCAATTGCAGCTTACTGTGTTGATAGTGATACAGCCATACACGAGATATCTAAGCAGCATCCAAACTACTCGGCACAGGAGACAGAGCATAAAGTAAAGCTGATCAAAGGTCCGTATACCTGTGAGGTATTTAACAAAAACAATCCGGGTGTATGCGAGCAGTGTCAGCACTGGGGGCAGATTAAATCTCCTATCGTGCTCGGTGCCGAGATCGCTGAGGCTACGCCAGCCGATAATGTGATTGAAGTAACACCACCCGCAGCGTTTATGCCGGTGGTCTATACGATACCCGAGTATCCATTTCCATATTTTCGTGGTAAGACAGGCGGCGTTTACTGTCGTCCAGCAGAAGAAGGTGAAGATCCTGACCTGATATATGAACACGACTTCTATGTCGTTAAGCGTATGCGTGATCCTGAGTACGGTGAAGTTGTTTGGATGCGTTTGCATACCCCCCGTGATGGAGTAAAAGAATTTGCATTATCCGCCATGGAGTTGCTATCGAAAGAAAAACTACGCGACCGCCTGTCTTACTACGGAATTGTCGCACTGCCAAAGCAGATGGATTCCATCATGGTGTATATAGTGCGGTTTACAAAAGAACTACAGTTTAAACATGAGGCAGAGATAATGAGGATACAATTTGGTTGGACGGATAAATTCCGTTCGTTTGTTATCGGCGACACAGAGATCTGTGCCGATACCGATAAATACAGCCCACCGTCAAGCTACACCAAAGATCTGTCGCCGTGGTTTGAGCCAAAAGGCTCTTTGGAAGAGTGGCAATCAGTTATTAATGTATACAACAACCCTGGCTTTGAGCCCATGGCATTTGGGTTTTTTACGGCGTTTGGCGCACCACTAATGAAACTGCTAAACCTAAAAGGGGCGGTAATTAACTTAATTAATAACGAGTCGGGTACAGGAAAAACCACTACTCTCAAGGCCATGCATAGTGTCTATGGACACCCCGAAGAAGCGATGTTGATTGCAAGGGACACCATGAATGTCCGTTTGCACCGTCTTGGGGTTATGAATAACCTCGGCTTAGGTTGCGATGAAATCACAAAGATGACTGGAGATGACTTCTCTGACTTTGTGTATGCGGTTTCACAAGGCCGAGGCCGTGGTCGGATGATGGCTAGCACTAACCAAGAGCGTAAAAACTTTGCCCGATGGGAGACGATTCTACTGTGCTCCTCAAACGCATCAGTGGTTGACAAGCTGAAGTCTTTGGTTGCTACGGCTGACGGTGAATTAATGAGGGTTATCGAGTACGAGATTCCCCCTGTAAAACTGCTTAGTAAGGAAGAAGCTGACGAAATCTACCCCAAACTGTACGCAAACTATGGTCACGCAGGGCGTATCTATATCCGTGATTTGGTATCTAACTTAGATGAACGCATTGAAGAAGTCCGTCAAATCCAAAAGATTATTGACAAGAAGGTTGGCTTTACCAATCGTGAGCGGTTTTGGTCTGGGGTTGCAGCCTGCAATATCGCAGGGGCTTTGTTTGCCAAGCGCTTAGGTCTTTTTGACATTGACGTCGGCCGTGTATTTAAGTGGATGCTCACGTTATTTGGCGACATGAAAGAGGAGATTAAACCCCCGCTGACAAGCCAAGCTAGCGTGATTGGTGAGTTTTGGAACATCCATCGTAACAATACGCTGGTCATCAATGGTGAAGTTGATAAGCGTACCGGGGTAGAAATGCTGCCGATTCTGGAGCCACGGGGCGAATTGGTCCTGCGCATGGAACCAGACACCATGAAACTTTACATAACCGCTACGACCCTACGGAAGTATTGCAGCGACCATAGGATTACTTTGAAGGACGTTCTAACGTCGCTGACTGCTGAAGGAGTCTACGGCGGTATGATCAAAAAGCGGATGTCTAAAGGCACCAAACTAAGTGCCGTGCCCCCTGTGGATGCCTATGTATTTGACTGCTCGCGGGGTGATTTTCTTGATCCCGATGTATTTATAGCGGCAGCGCAACACGGCTTAGAAAACCCTGACATACAAGAGGATGTAGCCGAAGCCGCCGAAGAAGCCACGAAAGATGCGAGTTAATGGGGTTAACTACGAGATTGACTGGACTAAATTTAAGGTAGGGCGGTCATTCTTTGTCCCATGTTTAGACGCAGCTGAAGCTAAAAACGTTGTAAAAGCTACTATGGAGCGCTTTGGATTTGAGGTCAAAGTAAAGTTAGTAATTGAGGATGGATTCCGAGGCTTGCGCATTTGGCGAATTAAGTAGTAAACTCCGCCCTGACAGCACCTCCTCGCTGTCTGTGCCTATGGCACACTCCTCTTGGTGGTTGGAAATCAACCTTACCCCCGCCCAGTGCGGGGGTCTTTTTCACTCTCGCCCGTATTCCATCATTGGCGATACGCGAGGCCGCAGTTTCTTCTGGATTTGAGCACCAAATATATCGGCTTCCATTTGGCTTTCACCACGGCGTTTAAATGAATCAACAATATCTTTGGGTTCAATTGCGTATTCTGGATACTTCATATTAAATTTTTGGACGTTCTCAATTACTGTTCCGTACCCATCAACATTACCGCGCTCTAACCACAAGCGATTCATTAGAGTATTTCGCCGGTCAATTACTTTTTGTTCATAGGTTTTGGCTTCAATCGCTGCCTTTTGTTTTTGGGCCAGACGTTCTGGCTGCAATCCAATTGACTGCATAGCAACTTCCCAAGCCGAGAAGTTGTCCACTAAAGTTACACCAGACTTAGTTTTTGCCCCCTCATCTGCCATACGATATGCAGAAGCAGGTTTAGACACAATTGCCGGAGCCGCTTTCTCAAAAGCACGTTGATATTGCCCTTGCTCCATAAGCTCAATTGCTTCAGCCCAATTAACACCAAGGCCGACAACTGGACCTGCATTAGCAATAACACCTTCTATTACACCCTCACGAGTGTCAGAAGAGAACCGGGGGTCACGCAACCATAAATTTATAGGGTCAAGACTGACACGCTCACTCAGTGAGCCACCTGTTATTACAGATGCAGGCCCACGCACAACACCTTCCATAGTGGCCCGACCAGCTTTACGTGCTGCTTCTTCGCCCATACCCATTTTCTTAAATAGGTCGGCTACATAACCACCCAACTCAACTTCCATGTAATTCTTAAACCAGTTATCCCAATCGAAGAACTCATCGTCGTCATCGTTGCCTAGCATCTTAACTAACGTGCCAATACCAAGCGTGAAGAACGGAAGAGCTTCAGCGCCACCAAGTAAGAACGTCATCCCTAAGATACCAGCTAAACGACGCCGACCTTCTTTGTATGTTTCTACCCGCTGGGCATCGGCTTCGGCTATGCGCTGATCAATAATATTTTGAGGTATTTTGTCCTTGATCATCTGCTGCCGGAACTGCTCAATCTCACTTTTACGGAATGGCGCAGCAAATGTAAAGTAGAAGTTACGTGCTACCACATAAGTAGCAAGCACAGAGTATTGCTTAAACTTAGTCAACACCGACAATAAAGGCGGGGTGAAATACCGAGGTTTCATCTGCCTTGTAAAGTCACCAAGGGACAGACCAGCAATATCTTTAGCTTCTGTAATAGCTAGTTCAAATGCTTCATCTGGCGTGTTTTGTATTGGATTGCCGCTGTTGTCTCTCTGTATGACGCCGCGCAAGTCTTTCTTTGGCTCGGCTAAAAACTTTTCGTAGGCCAATTCAAACACTGATAGCAAGGCAACTTCACGGTTTAGCCGCTCAGACTGATGGAACAAAGCTGCAATTGCACGCTTGACGGTGTTGTACCGACCCGTATAAAGCTCAGAAGGCCGACCACCAATGTCCATAATGTCATTGGTTTGTGAAATATTGATGTCGTTATCTTCAATAAATCGGTCAGCCGCACGCTGCATCAATGGATCTAACTTGCCCCCCTCCACAATTGAAGGGAACTCCATCTGCATAATCTGACCCTTGAGGGCCGGAGCAATAGAGCGTGTTGGCATCGTCGCAAAATAGCGCCCCATATTTTTCAACAATACTGCATTTGTCTTTGCGTATCCGTATCGCCCACCAATGTACGGCATAGTAATTGCTGCCATACCAAGAATGTTAAGCATGGCTGAAAACGGTGCCGACAGCATAAAGTAGAACGTGGCGTCTGATAACTTGCCAGCTACAACTGCAGCCATACTGGTATCTTCGTTACTCAGAATGGTCGGCGTACGCTTTTCAACTTCTTTAATGTAGTCGTCGTACACATCAGAATTTGGCAATTCTTTGATGTACTCTTTAGCAGTCATAAGGTTGCTTACAAACTTCTCAGCAAACTTAAACCGAGATTGTTGATACGCGGTATGGACTGCCGTAGTGGCAAACACCCGCAGCATATCTTCACTGGCGCCTTGAATCGACTGCCGGTTGATAAACATCTTGCGTACGCTTTGTTGTGGTAGCAAGATATAGATTAGCTGGTCAAGGCTTTCCTTAAGTTCTTTCTTTATGTCGGCAACATTTGTGGCTGTTACGTTGTCAACCAGTTCCTGAGCATCTTTTAAAACTTGGGTAGAGCTTACGTTTTGGTTAAACAACTCGGAGATGCCGTTACCTTTTCGCATGGTTTCGGCTAAATTTTTTTGTCTGGCGTTACCGCGCTCTAACTCTGCCTTCCGCTTTCCAAAAGCTAACTCCCGTGCCAATGCCGATTCAAACTCATAGAACTCTTTGAAATTACCTTTGCCGACTTGGAACCAATAATTGCCAAAACGACGCAACGGAAAGTATGGTTGCACTAACTTACTGGGCCCAAACTTATCATTAATTTCTTTAATAACTTTTTGCCGTTCAGCTTTTGGCAGCTGT